AATGCATTCAATGATACAGGTATATCTAGGCGATTCGCCAAATGCACCTATTCTGTGATGTATTCTAGTGACTAGGAACTTACCCGAAAGAAGATCATCTTCCGTTCTGTTACCAGTCAAACCGTTTTTGTTTGGTATAGAGCAGTTAATCATAGAACCAGCAGTTAGTGCCGTATCGCCGGGGACTCTTATCATCAATGTGTTTTGTAATAGTTGCGCAATGTATGCTTGTTGATTTGGTATTGAATCTGGAATATTTGTGTCTGGTATATAGTGATCAATTGTACCAAATGTTGATGGCGGGTTGCGGACGTTTAAGAAGTATTTGTTTTCAAAATCAGCTGAGATGTTTGTTCCGGTACCGCCGTCTCTAGCGCCATCCGTTGTTCGGACGATTGTACGTTGATAATCTAATGTCGTTGTATTAAAGATCTGAACGTTTCTTGGTCCGCCATATCTAATCTTGTCGATAGCGGAGAACTGTCTGGGCACTTTATAGGCTAGGATGTTGTTGTCATTGCGCAACAGTATGTTCGTATTTAGAGCGTCTGATTGTTGAAATGATTTAACTGGGTTTTGTTTAAACAGCTGTTCGATTGTCACAAACGCAAACTTCTGTTTTTCTTGTTCCCTGAATTCATAGTAAACGTATGATGACGTTCTGTTTTCTGACGAGACTGCTCTTGATTTGACTAGCTTGATTGCCGCATATGGGTTTTCATTTTGTATTAGTATCTTTTGTGGGGACATAGAAGTTTCGGTTATAATAGGCTTTGTGCTCTTTAGGTATTGTGTATGAATATCCTTAACGATATCTGAGCAGGGAACATTGTAGCTCTTTTGTATGTAGTTTGTCTTTGCGTGCAGAGCTTCCTCAGAACAACACTTGAGGGTGTATGTTTTACCAGTCTGAGCGCCAATCATAGACAAATCAGATAGCTCGTGCAAAGCAAAACGAAAGTTTGCAACGGCGCTACCTCTAGTTTTCAATGCTATCTCTACAATCTCATCACCAGTGAAGTGTAGGGTTTCAAGTTGACGTTTTGTATCAAGCACGTTGATGTCACACATCGTACCTGGAACGACGATGCTTTCGTAGATTGACATAGAAACAAATGATGTTTTAAGGTCAAGCACACCTCTTGAAGAAGAGATGACTAGCTTATCAACATCAATATCGCCAGCAATGTAACTTTCTGCCATATTACTTCAACAGGTTCTTTAGTTCTGTGGCAGCTTGCTGAGAGAAGGAGCTGTCTAGAACTTTGATTGATTTGTTTCGTTCGTTGATTTGCGATTCATAATCATAATAAGTCACCGGACTCCAATAATAAGTTTCTGTGGCTGGTATATTCTCAGCTAAAACTGTTGGGTTCGAATAATAGGCTGTAGCCCCAGTCTCATCACCGATCATTCTATACGCACCGCCCGTTGTTAACACATCGCCCGAAGTGCACTTAACGATGACATACGAATCGCCAATGTAAGAAACCTGACCGGAACCTATTACATTTTGAGACCCGTCATAGAATCGCACTATCTCATCTATAATGTAATCGGTTGTAGGGTTGATCATTGTTGTTGAATAGCTCACTAGTGAATTTGTACCAATGGTCCAATCAATTCTTCTTCTGACGTAACTAAGAATAGTCATAGTCAAATCGTTGGTGTACACAGGAACGTAGTATTTACGGATAGGAGCTTCTAGGTTTTCGTATTGTGTTACAGAAATTTGATTTTGATCATCAGCCCAGTTGTTTTGGTAGTACTTAACCTTTGCCCTCGCTTTTAAAACTGATCCATATTTCTTTGTAATGAATTCGTCGAATGATTCCGGATCTACGTACCAACCGTAGTAGGGGTCAATGACACCGTTGGTCATATACAAAAGCCAATCCATATATTGATCTTTGTAATAGCGATCAGCAATGTTATCTGGGCGCTCATACGGCTTTATGTCATAAGAATAAAATGCGTTTGGGTTACTGTACGCGCGTTTGAGCAGAGTTGTGCGCTCAAGGATGTTGACCGCCGGATACGTCGTGTACGATACTAAAGGAAAATTTTGAAAGTATCTTTCTGCCATTGTCAGCTCTTATGAATAAAGTGGGCCATCTGGTACTGATTGGTTGTCCGGAACCGCCGGGCCAATTGGTTCGTTGTATAGTTGACGCGTCCCTATTGGGGCGGTTGAGAGAGCCTGATTTGGCGGGGCGGATCTTATACCAGTTGCGTTGGCAACCATTTCAGCTGTCCAGTATTCGATTTCTTGTAGATCAACAGTGATAACAACAACAGCTGGAGCAGCGCCTCTATAAAAAGCAGGAGCTCCCCCGCCAGCATAGTTGGCCGAGAAAGAGGTCACGACGCAAGGTTTGAACTTATAAAGATAAGTGTTAGACGGGAATAGCGTGATGTTCGCTATGCTTGGATAACCAAACAGAAGGTAGTTTTGCGCCGAGAGGGTCGGTAGCATATGGTACTGGAATGTACGGATCATTCTTCTTATAACGTCCGATTCTTTCGGACTCTTTGGTATAAGCTTCCAAGAAAACCTATGCGTTTTGAACTGCGGGTTCTTAAACAACACGCTCATAAACGGATTAGAAGCAATACCAGTCATAGAACTGATCGCCGATCCAACCCTAGAGCTATTCAGTACAGCTTGAACGCCAGCGGCTGTTAGCACGTTGGCGGCAGTTTCCGTCCCGTTTATTACGTCCTGTTGCCTAACGCTTTGATAAGCTGCTTGCAAATTTTCATAACCAGCCCCTAAACCAGCTCCCAATCCAGAAAAAACGCCACTAGAAGCAGCGCCAGAAGCAGTTGCATCCATAACGTTTTTAATTGAAGTAGATAAATTGTTCACTAAACTTGTTGTTGTACCATTAACGTCGCGACCGCGTAAAAGCTGTTCCGTAGCAGCGCCGACAATAGCGCCCATAAACCCGGTTGTAGGGGTATCCTCATAATGCACACTCAGCTGATCGACAAGGTTTTCCGGTATAGGTAGCTGTATAGCGCCAACACCATCTGGTGATTTCATAGTCGTCATTCTCATCTGGTCTTGTACGGAACGACGTTGATATTTTTGAAATCTAAACTGTATGTAATAACGGTTTTCGAAAGAAACTAAGTCAGTTGGGAACGTGAGATTTTCTTGAGCTGTTGAATTCCTAACATCATTTAACGATAGAGCGTTACTTATAGAAGATGCCGCGCCGCTGAGTGCCGCGTTGGCTTGGCTCGCGAGCAACCCGAAAAACCCTGTGTTGTTGTCACCAGAGTTTCGATTCCCGGTTTCAGTTAAAGATGGTTGTGTTGTTACATTGTCGTCGGCCAAGACCATAATTCCCTAAATGAAATAGTTGCAACTATTTATACAGGATTGACAAACGTGACCGCTAGATCAAAGTATCAAGGTTTCTTTAAGCCTCTAAATCCAAACAAGTATAGAGGAAAGAGCGCCCAGAACATAGTTTACCGTTCCTCTTGGGAACTCAAATTGATGATGCATCTAGACAAACATCCGGATGTTATTTGGTGGTCATCCGAGGAAGTTATCATACCTTACGTTTCGCCAATTGATGGTAGGGTTCACCGCTATTTTCCAGATTTCGTAGTACATCTCAAGAACGCTCAAGGGAAAACCGAAACAATAATGATTGAGGTCAAACCTAGAAGCCAGGCAGTCGAGCCAAAGAAACAACCAAAAGTAACCAAAAGATATCTTAACGAGGTTATGACTTGGGGAATAAATAGTGCTAAGTGGCAAGCAGCTCGAGAATATTGCGCCGACCGAGGTTGGAAGTTTGAAATCTTCACAGAGAAAGAACTGGACATTAAGTTTTGACATCCTACATTTTTCAGCAGATAGCTAATCGCGGTAAAGCAGAAGGCATAGATTCTTCTATCAGAGCTAGGGATGCTAGAACCTGGTTTAGAGAAACCGCGCAGAAAGTTAGCAATGTCAACCGTAACAGGCTGATGAACGATAGAGAAAACGT